GCCCAGGTCGCGTCAGGCAATGCGACGCAGCTCACGCCGGATGGCCTGATCCAGCTGACCTTCTCGCTGAAGGACAAGTATCTGGCAAACGCCAACTTCCTGATGAAGCGCGGCGCGGTTGCCTCGGTCATGCTCTTCAAGGATACCCAGAACCAGTACATCTGGCGCCCGGGTCTTGAAGCTGGCAAGCCGTCGATGCTCCTCGGCTACAGTATTCGCCGTGCGGATGACATGCCGAGCGTTGCTGCTGGCACCACGCCGGTCGCCTTCGGTGACTTCCGTGCCGGCTACACGATCGTCGATCGTCTCGGAATTCGCACCCTACGCGATCCTTACTCCTCGAAGCCGTTCGTCGAGTTCTACACGCGCCAGCGTGTGGGCGGGGACGTGGTCGACTTCGAAGCCTTCGCGCTCCAGGTCGTATCGGCCTAATCCGCTCACGGGCGCGGCTTCGGCCGCGCCTCCCTCGACATCACCCGGACAGCGCACAGCGCGCCGGTCTTCATGGAGGCTCCCATGCGGGACCTGATCAACAACATCGACCTGAAGCGGGCGATTTCTCCCGCCGCGGCGACGACTGACAACACCGCCTACGTCACCCAGATCCTCGACCGCATCGGCGTCGAGTCCGTGGCGCTTGCCATCATTCTTGGTTCGCTGGCAGATGCCGACGCGACGTTCACTGTGCTCCTCGAGCATGGCGACGCTGCGAACCTGTCCGATGCGACCACTGTCCCTGCTGATCAGATGAACGGTTCGCTCGCGCTCGCCGGCTTCGACTTCTCTGCCGACAACCTGATCCGCAAGATCGGTTACACGGGCGGCAAGCGCTACGTTCGTGCCACGATCACCCCGGCGAACAATACCGGCAACGTCTTCATGGCCGCGGTCTGGATCCTGGGCAAGCTGAACCAGCGGCCAAGCGCCAACCCGCCGGCGTAATCACTGCGGGGGCGCAAGAAGGGCGGACGAACCTGACCGACGCTCTACGGCGTCGGTTCCTCTCAGCACCAACCTAAAAGGACCTCCGCCATGAAGGGCGTCGTCAAGAAGGCATTTCCGTTCGCTCTGGACGGAATCACGATTTCGCAGCTTGCATCCGGTACCGCGTTTCCACCGGATGGCTTTTCCATCAACGACACGACCTTCCAGGGTCTGGTCGACGCCGGCTTCGTCGAGGCGACTGAAGCCAAGGAGCTCCCCGCCGAGGAAGAAGTCAATCGACGCATCATCGATGCGATCGACAAGCGTCTGAGCGCATCGTCCGATGAGGAGCTGAAGGGTATCATCGCTCGTCGCGGCATTCCCTTCAGCGGAAACATGGTCCATGCCGTGCTGGTGGCGGAAGCCAAAGCGCAGATGGTGGCCGAATTTGAAGGCGCTGAGCCGGTGCCGGCGGTCGATCCCAACTCTGGCGTGACCGAGCAGCCGCTTTCCGCTCCTGGCCAGGCAACCCCGCCGTCCGCCGCCGCAGCTGTTCAGCAGCAGCAAGCTCAGGCCGATCTAGCCGAGCAGCAGAAGAATGCCGCTGGCGAAGGCGGCGATGGCGACGGGCAGAGCGTAAAGACCAACCAGTTCGGCGAGCCCATGCCGGAGAACGAGGCGAAATCGGACCTGAAAACCGAAGCCGAGCTCAACGACATGAACAAGGCCCAGCTCGAAGAGTATGCTGCCGAGAAGAAAATTGACATTTCCGGCGCCAAGACCAAGGCCGAATACGTCGAGGCTCTGAAGCCGAAGAACTAAGCCGCGGCGGCGCGTTCTGCGCCGCTTCACTCTCTTGGAAGGGCTCCGATGCGCCAGAACTTCATCGTTACCGTGCCGACGCTGAGCCCTTCCTTGCTGACCCTCCCGCAACTTCGTGAAGCCGCCGGCCTGATTGCCGGTGACACCTCGAAGGACATCGGTTTGGCGCAGCTTGGGCTGCAGATCTCGGCCGAAATCGCGATCGCATGTGGCGTCGCCTCCGATGGGATTAATGTCCCTTCGTTGAAGGCCGAAACGATCGTCGAAACGATCTGGAATAACGACTGCGACGGCGAAATCCTTCTGTCGCGCCGTTTTGTCTCGGCGGCATCGGTCACCGAGCTGGCCTCATCTGTCTCCGGCAGCGATTTCTTCATCAATCGTAGCGCCGGCATCCTCACGCGCTTCAATAGCGGTCGGCCATGGCGCTGGCAGCATGGGACGGTAGAGGTCACCTATACGGCAGGCTTCGATGATGATCGTGTGCCGCCCGACCTTGTCGGCGTAGCCTCTGATCTCGCACGGGTTCGCCTAGCTTCTGCCTCGGTCAATCCGCTCGTGAAGTCGGAGAGCATCGAGGTTCCTGACGTGCAGACGCGGCGGCTTGATTATTGGGTCGGCGCAATCCCCGGTACCGAGATCTCGCCGGTCCCGCCCGATCTTCTCGCCCGCCTGGGTGCTTACCGCAACATGGTGATGATCGGATGATCACTCCCGCAGACGCGATCGCGGAACTCGACCGAGCGCTCAATGAATCGGGCGAAGTGGTGATCATCCGTCGCTACACCGGTACCGGCAATCCTCGGCCCAAGACAGAGGTGCAGGTGCCGGCATTCGTTCGCCCGCTTGAAGCGGAAGAGCTGGTCGGCAACATCGACAGCACCTTCGCCAATGTCATCTTGAGCCCAACGCATGTCGGCGCGCTGCTGCCGCTCAGGAAAGACGACAAAGTTGTTGTCGACAACAAGGAGCGTAACGTCGAGCTTCCGAAGCCCATCAAGATGCGGAATGTTCTCGTCCGCGTGAAGCTGCTGGTCGGTGGCTGATGGCGACCTTCGATACTTTCGAACGTGAAATCCAGCTGGCGACGGCCGGGATCGCTCCGGATGCTATTAACAAGGCGCTGGCTGACTTTGCGCGATCGGAGCTGAGCAAGGCGATCGCTGGCGGCGCCAGCCGGAACTATCAGCTCTATGTCAACGGCCGATTGGCCCGATCGGAAGACGAGGTTATTGCGCCTGGCCCGATTGTTTACCAGTTCTCGCTTTGGGCTGAGATCATCGCTTATGCGATCTCGGAACTGCAGCGCCGATCGCCGGTTCGCACCGGCCGGTTTCGAAATTCCTTCATCGTGGTGGTCAACGGGCAAGTGACATCGCCTGATACCGATATCGCCGCCAACTCAGAAGTCGTCGTCACGAACTTCCAGCCGTATGTCCGAAAGGCAGAGGCGGGCCTTCTCGGTACCAAACGTTTCGCCATCTTTGACGGTACGAAGCGCGCGCTGGCGCGCCGCTTTGGCAACGAAGGGCGAGGCGGCGCAGGGTATCTGTTCGAAACGAAGTGGCTGAACATCTCGGCCGGCGTCCACCCGGAAATCCCTTACTTGCTGAAGCATAGCCAGGGCCGCCGCAAGGATCGGCAGGCTGGCATGCCAATCAGCTACCCCGCCGTGATCATGTCGATGGTGCTATGAATGTCCAGTCCGCAAGCCTTTGATGCCGTTGTCGGTGTCCTCCAATTCTCGTGGGCGGAGTCGACCATCGTTTACGAGAACGATCCGCTGCCCACGCTGCAGGATCAGGAATATTTCATCTATGCCGAGATCGTCGGCGACCAGCTTGCGCAGGACACTTTCGGCGCGCCGGGACAGAACGAGTGGGTCGAGGACGGCGCAATCTATCTCCACGTCATGGTACCGAACGGCACCGGTTCGCGGGAGGCGAGGGGGATTGCCAAGCGTCTCAGCGATCTCTTCCGAGAGATACCGGCCGATGGCGTGAACTTTGGCCGAATGTCGATCGGCAGTGGCGATCCCGGCCGGTCGTTCCCGAATTACTATGCGATGACGCTCACCATTGGGTTCGAGCGCCGCGATACCACAGGATCATAGACCGCCTTCGGGCGGCCTTTCCATTTCCGGGGCGACCTGGATGCCGAACACGCGCCTTCGGCAAGCGCGAACCGGTCCACCGTGATGGTGCGCCATTCCCACCGGAGATGCTCGTCGTGATGGCGCGCAGCCCCGAAGATGGAGCCCCATCATGACTGTAGCCCAAGGCTCGCAGACCCGCCTGGCATATCTCATGGAGACGGTACCGGGCACTATTCCGACCACTCCGACGTGGTTGGTTTCCCGGTATGTCACTGAGAGCATCACTCTCGACAAGCAGACGATCTCCTCTGACGAGGTTCGTCCGGACCGCAACCGCACCGATCTGACCGACGTTGGCCGTCAGGTCAACGGATCTATCAACACGCTGCTGTCGTACACCACGTTCGATGACTGGCTTGCGGCACTCCTGTCGGGTGACTGGTCGACCAACGTCCTCAAGAACAGCAATGTTCTGAAGACCGCCGCTTTCGAGAAGACTTTCGAGCTTGGCGCCAACGACGTCTATGCCCGGTACCGCGGTTGCCGCTTCAACACCCTGGATCTACAGCTTCAGTCGAAGCAGAACATTCAGGCCAACTGGGGCATTCTCGGCCTCGGTAGCCCGGCGCCGACCACCACGATCATCACCGGTGCCACGTACACCGACCCGACCACGACGCCGGTTATCAACGCCGGTCTGAACGTCGGCTCGCTGGCTGTCGCCGGCGTAACGGTCTCACCGAAGATGCAGTCGCTCTCGCTCCGCATCAACAACAACATCTCGCCGGTCGACGTGATCGGCCAGTACGACACCTACGACTACACCTACGGTCTCTTCGATGTGACCGGCACCATGACCACGCTCTTTGAGAGCAAGGACATGTACGAGGCAGTCGTCAACCACAGCGATCTGTCGCTGTCCTTCACGCTCGGCGCTGCGGCGAACAATAAGTATTCGTTCTCGATCCCCAAGATCAAGGCGATGAACGGTTCACCGGTAGGCCCGGGCAACGGCCGCGCCGTGGTCATGGAAGTGCCGTTCTCGGCGATTTTCGACCAGACGCTCGGCGCAACGATGAGCATCACGAGGGCAGTCGCATGACGACGAAAAAAACGGACAAGCCCGCTGAAGAGCGGTTCGTAACCTTTATTCCGGCCGTCTCTTTCACGGGGTTTCCGGAGGACAAGAAGACCAAGTTCACGGCCGGGGTCGAAAGCGTGCCGATCCCGTCCGGTTATCTCGAAACGTTACGCGAAAAGGGCCTCGTCGACGAAGGATCGGCGGCGCCCGAGAAGGGAAGTGTCAATGACAAGACTGGTGAAACTGGCGAGCCTGAAGGCCAATCTTGAGCGAGAAAAAAAGGGAGATTGGGTGCCGCATCCTGATCTCCCCGGCGTCTCGTTCAATGTTTCGGCACTGACACTGCCGGAATACAAGACCGCCCGCAGCTTGCTGTTCCAGCGCCTCGGTAAGACGTTCGGCGACAAGCCGATCCCGGATGAAGTCCTTTCCTCTGAGATCGGCGCTTTATACTGCGATCACATCTTGCACGATTGGAAGGGTCTCGACGAGGAATACTCGCCGGAGGTCGCTCGCTCGACGCTCACCGATCCTGCGTATCGAGTCGTCGTTTCGGCAGTGGAATTCTGCGCGGCAAAACTCTCCCAGGTCGATGTCGAATTCACCAAGGCCGAAGAGGGAAACTCCTAAAGGCCTTCCTCGATCGGCTGCACCGCGAGCCGAGGGTGGAATACGACGGCTGGCTCGACGAACTGAGCCAGGAATTCCCCAACGAGGAATGGCTAAAGCCCACGGACGGCAATGAGGAAACGGACTTCGAGCCACGCATCTGGCATGAGCTTTACTTCGAGGCCTTCGACGCCCTTCGATATGATCGCCACTACGGGGCTTTTGGCGGCCAAAGCCCCATAAAATACACGGCCATCAGCGCCTACGCCCATGATCATGGCATCGTGGGCGATGACTTTGGGCGCTTCAAGCGCTTCATCTTCGCTCTCGATCGAGCTTTCATCCGGTTCGAGACATCGAAAGCGAAATCTTCCCCAGAGGCGGGCGCTGAATAGCGACCCGCCCTTTTTCTATTCGAGGATCTCAATGGCTGTTGAACTGCGCAGTCTGCGCGTGACCTCTGATTTTGATGCCGGGCGTTACGTCGCCGGCATGCAGCAGAAGGTTGCCGCCGATCGTGCAGGCACGGACTCCAGCAAGGCGGCAGGTCAAGCCGTCGAAGGCATGACGATCAAGGTATCGTCGGCCGTCCCAATGCTCGAGCGTCTCAGCCGGACTTATATCGACGGCTACGGCAACGCTGCGAAGTTCAATGGCGAGATTATGCGTCTTGCCCGATCGCAGGAGACCAACGCCGCTTCGGTGCAGCATCTCGAGCTGATCTACGCGGGCCTGCAAAAGCGCTTCGGTCTGATCGCTGACGCTACAGAAATCACCAAGCGCGGCTATTCTGGCCTCGCGACCGCGATCGAGAACGTCAACGCGCGGCTGAGCCAGAGCACGGTTGGCGAGTCCGCAACTGCGATGTCTGCCCGCATAGAGGCCCTACGCCAGCAGTTTGACCCGGCTTATGTATCTGCGCAGCGACTTGCCAGCGAACTGGACGATCTCGCCGAGGCGGAACGCCTCAATGTGCAAATCACTGGCGGTTATGAAAAGGCCCTCGACGGCATCATCCTCAAGCATGATGCCGTCGCTGCGGCGGCAAAACGCCAGCGCGATGAGTATTCGCGTCTTGCCCAGGAGGCGAGAGAAGCGCAGGCAGCTGATCGCGCCCAGTCGTCGTTCAACAGTCAGCTCGGCGTGGGCGGCGGTACCGGATTGCGAGCTGCGGACTCCGCTGCCGTTTTCAGCCGTCAGCTTGAGGTCGAGCGCATGAAGATGGAGCAGGAGGCGGAAAACTTCGCCTCCGATCTCCAGCGCCGGTTCGGTTTTGGCAATTCTGCGGGCTCCGCGCGGGATTCCGCTTCGGTTTTCTCGGCTGAAATCGCTCGCCAGGAAGAGATGGAGCGCCTGCGCCGCCAGCAGCAGGGCTCGGCGTTCTCGTCTGATCTGAATGATCGCCTCGGGATCAACGGATACGGTACCAACGCCCGCGCTTCTGCCAGCGTGTTCGAAGAAAGCGCTCGTTCTGCCGAGCAGCTCGAACGTCAGGTGGCCGGTGTTCGCGCGCAGATCGACCCGCTGTCGGCTGCGCAAGCCCGCCTGAATGCCGAGATGGCTGAATATCAGTCACTAGCCGACCGCGGGGCGATATCGACGGACGAGCTTGGCAAAGCACAGGCCGTGGCGCGCCAGCGCTATGATACCTTCGCGCAGGAAATGCAGCGTCAGCAGAAGAAGGGCGTGAGCGGTCTTCCCGGCTACCAGCTGACGAACCTCATGTATCAGGGCACCGACGTCGTACAGTCGCTTGCCCTCGGAATGCCGCTATCGCAGGTCGCGCTTCAGCAGGGTCCCCAGATCGCGCAGATCTTCGCTGCCGATAGCTCGGCCATCAAAGGTCTCGTCAGCTCGGTTGGTGTGGCGACTGCCGCTGTCACCGCTTCTGTTGCCGTTATCGCAATCGGTGCCAAGGCATGGAACGACTACATCGTCTCTGTGAAAGCTGTCGAGACAGCAGCGAGCGGTCTTGGCCGGGCGGTCTCGGCGCCAGCGTCAGAGCTTGAGGCCGCGGCGCAGGCAGGCGCCGCAGCGGCCAACATCTCGATCAAGGCCGCTCGCGATATGGAAGCGCAGTTCCTCCGGACCGGTAAAATCGGTTCTGAGAACTACGAGCGCCTTATCGGGATCTCGAAGAATTTCGGCGCGACGATCGGCGTCGACACGACGGCGGCGGGCCAGCAGCTCGCGCAAATGTTCGCCGATCCAGCAGCTGCTGCTGAAACGCTGTCCAAGCAGTACGGTTTGATCGACGCGGCCACGGCCGAATACGCTCAGAACCTCGCTCAGCAGAATCGACTTTCCGAGGCTCAGCGCGTGATCCTGGACGCGTTGCCCGATCGTCTTGCGAAAGCAGCGGAAGCAACAACCGCGCTAGGCCGCGCGTGGCAGAATGTCGGCTACTATGCCAGCCAGGCGTACGACTGGATGGGCAAGCGCGTAGATCGCGCCTTCTACGGTCCGTCGCTCGAAGAGCAGATTGCAGCTGCGCAGGCAGCTCAGGACCGGATGAAGAATTCGCCGGTCAGCAGCTTCTTCAGCCTCTTCTCGCCCACCGGTGCGCAAGACTTCGCGGACTCCACCCGCTTGCAGCAGTTGCAGGAGGAAAAGCGCCGTCGTGATGAGCAGGAAGCACGCGATCGGGAAGCTGCTCGACTGTCCAACGCCGGCGTGGCGGCCGTCGGCACCGCTGACCAGTCGTCTTCGGTTGCCAACTTGGTGCAGATCCAGACGCTGCGAAACCAGATCGCGACCTTGGAAGCTCAGCGCACCGGTACCAGCCCGGAACAAGATGAGCGTATCAACACAGCGCTCGAGGCGAAGAAGACGCTGTTGGAAGGCCTCATCAGCCGCCAGACGCGTCTTACGCAGATCGAGCAGATGGATATCGCCATCTCGAATGAGCGAAATCCGATCCTGCGCGCCGAGCTGATTGCTCGTCGCACACGCCTTGATCTGAGCATGCAGGAGATGAGCGCTACCGAGCGGAACGCTGCGGTGACACGCGCTTACAATTCGTCGATCGAGGAATTTGTGGCGGGCAACCGCGCCCAGATCACCGACATGCAGACGGAACTATCGTTCCGCACCAAGCTCAATGATCAGGTCGCCGCCGGCACCATGACGCGCGGCGAGGCTCAGGCCAAGCTTCAGGAAGAACTTGCTCTACGACCTCTCGTGCTGGCGTATGACACTGCCGAAGGTGAACGTAAGGCCGAACTGAAGAAGATCCTGGACGAGCTTCGCCAATCATATGAGGGATTGGCGGCAGCTGAACGACAGGCAGCTGCGACCGACTATATACGCAGCCAGAGCGACAGCCTCGACCGTCTCCGGCTGCAACAGTCCACGGTCGGCCAGTCTCAGGGAGATCAAGCTCGTTCCCTCGCGCAGTTCGACGCCGAAAAGCGCATTCGCGATCTGGCGATTGATGCGACCGGCGAACAGGCACAGCAAATCCGCGAGCTATCGAAGGCAATTGCGGAGCAGAACCTCTCGCTCGATCGGAGCAAGAACGCCTGGGAAACATATCGTTCCGCTGGCACAAGCGCGATCGACGGAATTTTCGACGGTATCGTGAATGGCGACAAGCTGAGCGATATCGGCAAGAGTTTGGTCGACGACATCAACAAGACCATTCTTACCCTGGGCATCGCCAACCCTCTCAAAAACGGTCTTTTTGGCACGAACCTCGGCACGTTTTCTGACCTTTTCAAGGGGCAGGGTGGCGGGCTTGGGTCGCTCTTCGGCGATCGCGGCGTAGGCGCGATGAATGTTACTGCGGGAACCGTCGTCATCAACGGTGGGACCGGAAGCCTGCTTGGTGGCGTTCTCGGCGGTGCGGCGAACGATAACTTTCAGGCCAACACGACACTCGGCAAGATGTTGGGTATCGGCGCCGCCAACGACAACGGGATCACCGGCGGCAGCATATCGGCCTTCTCGAAAGCGATTCAGTCGATCGAGAGTGGCGGCAACTATTCCGCCCTCGGCCCGCTGACGCGAACCGGTGATCGTGCCTATGGCGCTTATCAGGTTATGGGCGCCAACGTTGGTCCGTGGACGCAGCAGGCCCTCGGCTACAGCATGACGCCATCGGCATTCCTTGCGTCGCCCTCGTCGCAAGATGCCGTCTTCAAAAAGGTGTTCGGCGGCTATGTTGGGAAATACGGCGCTTCGGGCGCTGCGCAGGCGTGGTTTGGTGGCCCGGGATCGGTTGGCCAAGGCGGATCTGCTCAGGATATTCTAGGCACTTCCGGCACGGAATATGTGAACAAGTTCAATTCCGCCCTCGGCAGGTTGGGAGAGACGACTACTTCCGCCGTTGGTGACATGCGTGGGCTCGGCCCGGCTGTCGGAAACGCTGCGCAAGGTCTCAATAGCTTCGGCAATGGCGTCGGCCAGTTCGGCCAGTCACTCGGAAAGATCCAGCAGGGCGGCGGGGGCGGCTTCTTTTCGGACCTTCTCGGAGGGATCGGCAAGATGTTCGGCGGCATCTCGCCCACGAGTTCGCTTTGGGCGCCGAACACGACATATGGCGCGTTCCTCGGGCTCTCTGGCGGGGGTTACACCGGACCTGGTGGCATCCACGAACCTCGCGGTGTGGTTCATGCCGGCGAAATCGTCTGGTCCCAAGACGACATCGCGCGGAACGGTGGCGTTGGAACGGTCGAAGCTATGCGCCTTGGCCGTCGAGGTTATGCGACGGGTGGCGTGGTATTCGGCTCGGGCAACATGGCTGCGGGGTCGCCGAATGGTCGACCGCAGGCCGCTAACGTCAATGTCGGCGTGACCGTAATCAACAACAACGGCTCCGACGTGAAGGTTCAGAAGCGCAACACCGCGGATGGACTGCAGCTTGACGTCATCGTCGACCAGGTCGTAGCCGAAAAAATTAACACGCCTGGCTCTCAGTCTCGTGGAGCCATGAAGTCGCAATTCGGTCTCAGTGGGAGCTTGGCGCGTCGATGAGTGTACCAGTCTGGCCGAGCACGCTTCCCCGGTACTTCCTGAAGGATGGTTTCACCCAAGATGCCGCCGACAATCTTATCACATCGCAAACCTCGGTAGGCCCGGCGAAGGTCCGTCGCCGGAGCACCGCCGGCGTCGAGCCGCTGAGCGGCACCATTGTGATGTCGCTTGCACAGGTGGCGATATTCCGGAACTTCGTGCGCAACACGATCAAGGACGGGGCCGTGCCTTTCACCTTCCCGGATCCTTTCGGGGGCGCCGACCTATTGGTCCGAAGAAAGAGCCACTCGCTAAGCCCGTGGGGAACCAGCTGGCGCGTCCAGTTGTCACTTGAGGCCCTTCCATGAGCCGGAGCGTTTCGCCCGCGTTTCTGAGCGCTGCAAACGCACAGGAGACGGATGAGGTCATCATCTGTCTGCTGACCATCACGCATCCCGACCTCGACGCGCCGATCTACCTGTCCTCAGACCCCACGGTCCGTATTTCAGACGTTCCGCTCGTCTACGCGACGGAGAGCCGGGGGAACGACTATCTCTTCTTGCCGTTCGAGTTCACCTTGCCTGACGACAAAAGCGACAGTCCCCCACGCGTGCTGCTGACCATGGACAATGTCGAACGGACGCTAGTGAGCATCCTCCGATCGGTATCCACCCCTGCCGACGTGCTGATGGAGATCATCCTGGCATCCAGTCCTGACGACATTGAACTGGACTTGCCACCATTGCAGCTGGGGACGGTGAATATCGGTGAGCAGCAAATCTCAGTCGAGCTGGTTGCCGACGGCCTTATTAATGAACCTTTTCCGGCGGGTCTTTTCACGCCGGGAGCCTTCGCGGGCCTGTTTTGATCCATGGATAGATTCGTCGGAATCCCTTACTTGCCGCACGGGCGCGCCTACGAGGGCGCCGACTGCTGGGGCATCGTCTACCTCTACTATCGAGACATCTTGGGGCGCCCAATTCCCTCGTATGTGGCTGAGATGCAGGATCGTGCATTTCGGCCGCGCGAGATCGGACCGCTCATAGATGCAGAGCGCGAGCTTCACTGGAAGCAAGCATCGGAACCCACAACGGGCGACGTCGTGTTGATGCGCAACGGTCGCCACCACAACCACATCGGCATCTACCTCGATCGCGGAAAGACCCTTCACTCAGAGGGGCCAGGGCCGTCAACGATCGAGCGTTTGGATGCTCTTCACCTTCGCAACAGGATTGTCGGATATTTCAGGATGAGCGAATGCTGATCGAGCGCGGCCTCACGGGGGAAATCATTAGCCCTGGCGGCAGCGTAGACGTGTTTTTGCGCCCATCACCTATCCGGCAAGAGCGCATGCATCTCAAGCTTTCGGCTGGCCTCAGTCTCGCTGAAATCGTTGAGGAGTGCCGTGCTGCGACGCGCGTCGACACACGACGCCTCTATATCTCGATCGGCGGGCACGCGATCCCGCAGGATCGCTGGGCTCGGGTTCGCGTGAAGCAAGGCGTAACCGTCAATATCATTGCTGTTCCGGGGAAGGGCTTCTTTCGCAGCATTCTTTCGGTCGTCGTCTCGATCGCCGCGATGTTCATTGCACCATGGCTCGCCGCACCGCTAATTGGCGGCCTGAGCGCCGGTGCGGCGTCGGCTGTCACAGGCTTGATCGCAACCGGCCTGACTATCGTCGGCTCCATGGTGATTAACGCGCTCTTCCCCGTCGCCAACCCGCAACAACAGATCGACAAGACCCATACGCTCTATTCGATCGGCGGCTCACAGAACTCCGCGGCGCAGTATGGGGCGATCCCGCACATCTTCGGTCGGCATCGCATCTCCCCTCCATATGCGGCGGGTCAGTACACGGAGATCAGGGGCGACGACCAGTATCTCCGCATG